AAACCCAAACCCAAACCCAAACCCTTTTATAAATAATTATTTGTATATTTTCTTTACTTTTCTGGATAACGTGTGAAGCAGAGGAACATTATTTATTGTGAAAATAATTTTAGCAAAGATGAAAAATATTTAATTAAATAAAAAGAGAGGGTTAAGTAAGAAAATCGGCGTTAAAAAACATCAAAAAAACACGCCCCTTGATTTTACATTCATTTAATTATTTTTTATGATGTAAAAATCGGCATTTGAAATGTTGAAAGATGTAATGCGTAAATAAAAATCATAAAAAAACTCATATATATAATAAAAATGACACTTGAATTAAAAAAGTTTGATATGAAAACGATATCATTTAAACCTAATGAATCAAAAGGTCCAGTAGTTGTATTAATTGGAAGAAGAGACACGGGTAAATCGTATTTAGTGAGAGATTTATTATATTATCAGCAAGATATACCTATCGGAGTAGTTGTTGCAGGCACTGAAGAAGGTAATGGATTTTATGGTAAAATGGTGCCTAAACTGTTTATTCATAATGAATATAATACAGCAATTATAGAGAATATTTTGAAAAGACAAAAGTCTGTATTGAAACAAATGAAAAAAGAAATAGAGACTTATAAAAGAACGACAATAGACCCGAGGGCGTTTGTAATATTAGATGATTGTTTATATGATGGGGCCTGGACGAGAGATAAAATGATGAGATTATTATTTATGAATGGTCGTCATTGGAAAATAATGTTAATAATAACAATGCAATATCCTTTGGGAATTCCACCAACTTTAAGAACAAATATAGATTATGTTTTTATACTAAGAGAACCATATATAGCAAATAGAAAACGAATTTATGAGAATTATGCTGGAATGTTTCCTACATTTGAATCATTCTCCCAGGTGATGGACCAATGTACTGAAAATTATGAATGTCTTGTAATAAATAATAATGCAAAGTCAAATAAATTACACGAACAAGTATTTTGGTACAAGGCAGACGCCCACAATGATTTCAAATTAGGAAGTAAAGAATTCTGGGAATTATCAAAAGGAATAAATTCGGATGATGAAGATGAAAAATATGACCCTAACAATGTAAAGAAAAGAGGACAAGGTCCTAAAATAAGCGTTAAAAAATCTAAATGGTAAATATTCTAGTGAGAGAAAAGAACGGTTTAATATATATTATTTTCAACTTAAAGACACTTTTCTTTTCTCTCACTAATTTTATTTAGATAACTGAAGATTGTGAAGTTATATGTGATTTTTGGATTTCATAATATAAATGTCTTAGATATTCATTATTAAAAAAAGTGTCGGGTTTAAAATTATTTGTATCAAATCCACACAAAATATTTTCTTCTTTAATTTGAGGAATAAATTCTTTTACAATTTTTAAAAAGTTTAATTTGGATTTTGGACCTATACCATATTTTTGATGTTTCTGCCAATTACACGTTGCAATTGGGTTATTAGTTAAAATATATACTTCTACATTTTTTTTATCTAAATGATTAAACATTTCTCTCAGTTTATTCAATCTATTTAGAGTTCCAGCGTAATAAAGAGCAATATCAGAAATAGTAACCTGATATTCTTTTAAATCTTCATCAATGTCTCTAGTTGAAGGAATAATTATACCTTCAATAATAGAAATTGTTCCGTCCCAATCAAAAATGGCGACTTTCTTTTGTATATTTGTATTATTAGACCATTTAATTAAATCATTAATATCAGAATATGTAATTCCAATATCGGTTCCAACTTCTTTGTAACAATTTTCTTTTAAATATAAAGCATATTTGTTATTTGGATATAATTCCAAAAATTTATTTGTATACAATGATGCTTTTTTATCACCATATAACACTTCTATATTAGGACTATTAGAAACTTTAATTGAATGAATATATTTTTTAGATTTTTGAAATTGTTTAATAATATCATCTTGATTGTCATAAAAACGAATTTCTCCAACAATTTTGTCTTTAAGTATTTTATTTTTACGTGTTTTATTATTAATCAAATGTTTGTTTTTCTTAGATTTATTCATTTTTTTATTTCTTTTAAAAATGCTCATATTTTATTATAGAATATAATTTTAATTAAAAAAATTAAAATTATAAAATTATTCATTCTGCTTATTTTATATTGGCAAATGGTCCACTTAGAAGTTGTGATTGTCCATTATCCGTTTTACCAGTAATAATATTATCACCTTCAAATAATTCATTACGTATATCAGCAACCGTAATTTCATCATTGTTCTTTGAAAAATTATTTACTTGAGTATTCATATTATTTACTCCAATTAAATTTCCATCTTCGTCAATATTTTGTGTTAAACTACTTCCGGTTTTTTCAGCATTCTTAATATTTTCTTCAATAGCCTTTTTCTTTGTTTCTTTAACCCTTTCATCAAATGCGGCTCTTGCAAAAGTTTCGTTTTTATTTTTTTCTTGCATTAATTTGTTCAATTCTTCTTCAATGTATTCAACACGACCTGTTTTATAAGCTTCAGGATCCCACGGCATCCATAATCCTACAGGTCCAACGAAAACATCGTGATTTGGGTCTAGTTCTCTCAACATTTTACACCTGAGTTCTGCCTCTTCTACTGTTGGATAAACACCTCTAATCTTTAATCCTCTGATAGAAGTTTGAAAGTTGTTATGAATATTAAATTTTTTCTCTAATTCGTCTTCATTATTATCTAGAAATGTTTTATATTCATCTTCTAAACTTGATTTATTTAATGTTTCTTGTTCTTCCTTAACAAAATCCTGAAAATCCTTCATAATATCATCAAATGTTAGATTGTATTTATAACTAATAAAATTCAAGAATTGTACCATCTTTTCCATACTTTTATTGAAATCCCATTTTTTTAAAAATTCTTGGAAAAAATAAATCTCTTTACTTTTCAATATTTTTTCAGGTGAAACAAACGATACACATACAAATTTTTGATTTGCAATAGGTTTATCTTCTTCCAATAAATCTACATATTTACTATTAACTTTACCGTTTTTATCGGTTTTCTTTTCAAAATTATTAGTTTTAGCAATATTTTTTTTATAATTACTCATTTATAATTATTATAATTATTTCATTTTAAGTTTTTTATTTTATAATATATTTATTTTTTTTTCTTTTTATTTATTATAAGAATGTTTGATATTGGTGAACTTGTAAAAAGAGTAATTAAGTATCTTGTAGAAGGTTTAATGGTTTCTATTGCTGCATATGCCATCCCTAAACGTTCATTGAATTTAGAAGAAATCGTATTAATTGCCTTAACAGCCGCTGCAACCTTCTGTATTTTAGATACTTATATTCCTACTATTGGTGTTTCTACTCGTTCTGGTGCAGGTTTAGGAATTGGTCTCAACTTAGTCGGATTTCCAGGAGGTCTATAAGTTTAATCAATTACATAGTTAACCGTTTATTTATTGACTTATTTTTATAAATCAATAAATAATGTGTCTAATTGAAAATAGAGAGAGATAAATCTATTGTTCTTTAAGTCCTTTTGTAAATTATACAGTTGCAATAAACTCCCAATCCAATTCTTGACAAATTTTTCTCCAAATAGTATCTTGTTCTATTAATTTCTCTCTATCTTTTAACATTGGTATTTCAATTAAATAATGTGTTTCATCTAATAATTCAAAAAGTTTATATAAAACATAATAATAATGAAGAAAATTTACTCTATAATCCGGACAATGTTTGGCATAAGGATATTGTATTTCCATAAAAAAATTACATAAGGTTTCTTCTAATTCTTGACTTATAATTGGTGGTTTTATTCCTAATTTGTCTTTGATGAAATTGATGTGTTCATAATATTTATTGTATGACAACTTTTTCAATAATTCTTTTGTTTTATAATATGTCATTTTATTTATTTCAATTCTCTCCTTTTTTATTTGTTGTTTTAGATTTTCAATTACTTCAATTGGTATTTGTGTAGTTTCTTTTCCTTGAAATTGAGCTAATATTTCCTTGAAATGATTTATTTTTTTGTAAGCATAAAAACAAACTTCTTTAGGGGGTTCTTTATAAGAAGGTTTTTCATTTTCAATTAAATACTGGACATTTCTAAAACAAGAATTACAAATTAAAACGCCCTCATCGTCCATTGGTATTAATTCACCTTTATTACAAGAACTACACGTTTCTGTAGAATACATAAATGAATTTATGTCTATAAAAGATTCATCTATATTACTTAAATATTTAGAAAAAATGTTGTTATTTTTATTTTCAATAATATTATTATCTGGTTTATTAATCTTGAAAAAGTTATCTAATATTTTATTCTTATTTTTCGTTGTCTCTCCTATTGAAATGTTTTTCTTGTTCTCGAAATAATCAAATATATATTTTGAATTGTCTAAATAATATTTCTTTTTTTTCGATTTTAAAATCTTTATTTCTTCCTTTATATCTTTTATTTCATCTTTAATATCCATTATTTGTTCTATTGTTAGTTCTTTACTTATTTCTAATCTTTTAGTCAATTCCTCACATTCTTTTCTTAATTTTGGAATTTTATATGTTTCATCTTTGTTAAATTCATTTAAAAATTCCCCGTGTTTTCCATCTAATGTTGTAATTGATTTTTTATTTATTTTTATTTTTTTTGTTGTTTTTGTTTTAAAAGAGGGCATTTGAGCAATATATATTTTTGTGTCTAATTTTTAATTGTTTATTTAAGAAAAATATATTATTTTATGTTTAAAGAAAAATATACTTTTCTTTAAAAATACTAATATGGATATAATTATTGATAATGATATTAATATTAACAATATTGATAATATTAAATTGAAAAAAATGGTGTTTTTATTTAACGCTATTAATGATGGTTGGACTATTAAGAAAAATAATGATTCTTATATTTTTCAAAAAAAACACGAAGGAAAAAAAGAAATATTTTTGGATTCTTATTTAATGAAATTTCTTAAAAAGAATTTTGAATAATATTGAATATTATTTTATTATTTATATTATAATGGCTAAAATATGTTTTATTACAGCAATTTATGGAAATTATGAAACAACTTGTAAAAATTTTAAACAACAAACAATAGAAACAGATTTTATTTGTTTTACAAATAATTCAAATATTGTTAATAATGGATGGATAATTGATACAACTCCATATCATTTTTTAAATAAAAGTATTTTGGACGATAATACATATATTAATTCATTATTTAATAATAATACAACATTTAATATAGCAAAATATTATAAACAATCATTTCATAATATTCCTATATTAAAAAAATATGATGTTATTGTTTGGATAGATGGAACTATTGAAATTATATATGATAAAACAAGTGAATATATATTAAACAATATTTATAAAGAAAAAATAATAGGTTGGCATCACGAACAAAGAAATGGAATATTGAGCAATGAAGTTAAAGCATCACACATTGATAGATATACAAAAACATTTTATAATAATCAATTTCAACCATATCAAGATGTAGACAATCAATATAAGGTTTATCATAAAGATGGGTATAGAGATTTATTTTTTAAGGATTTTGAATCAATGTCCCCGCATTTTGGTGTATGGATTACGTGTTTTATTGCTTTTATCAATAATGATGATGAAGTTCAACAATTTTTGGACTTGTGGTATTTACAAACACTAAAATACACAACCCAAGACCAAATTGGGTTTCCATATGTTTGTCAAAAACTTAATTTAATTCCATATACACTGCCCAATAATGAAATTTATGGAGATTTTCCTAGTGAAAACACAATGTTTTATATAAAACATTGGCACGGATTGTAATTAAAATTGAAATTTATTTTCATTTTCATTTTAAAATTAAAATCAAAATGAGTATAGCAGTACCAAAGAAATCATATACTGAATATAAATGTATTGAACATAATAAAAGAAAATATTCTTGTAAATTATGCAAAGGTAATGCTTTTTGTGAACACGGAAAAATAAAATCAAATTGCAAAGAATG